CTAATCCATTGTGTTCCTGTTGTTTCTCCGTCACGATATCTCCAAGAACAACCCTCAGTAGTTGCTGGTTCATCAAAGAATCTACCATCACCTTGAACCCAAGACTGACTAACTGGATAAGCAAATAATGATTGACTTGTTGTTAATTCTTTTGAATTGGCATCATACAAATTTAAATAGTATCTTGCATTCTCAGGAATAGTTCCCGCTACAATTGATTCTGATATATTGGTTAAGTTAAATTTTATAAGTGCTCTAGATACATTTACGACTGAACCATCGGCGTTCATATCTTTACGAACTTCTAATATTTCGTCTAATCCGGTATTTCTACTTTGAGTAGCACTTCCTTCATAAAGTGTTGAATCTTTTTCTGCAAATTCAAATAAATGCATTATCCCTCTCCTCCTACAACTTCTGTTGTTATGTCTGTGCCAGGTAACTTAACCTCAAATATACTCGGGTCTTTAGCCGGATACACTATACCATTTCGTATAGCTGATGCAATGTTATATCTGTTACCACTATAACCCGCCGTAGATGAGTAAGTATCTTCGTTTGTTATTGTAATATCTGTTACTGATAAAACACCTTCTACATCATTCTGTATTGTTGTTTGTAATTCTGATATTATGATTGGTTGATTTATTTGCCATCTATCAACATCAAAATATTCTGCTATTCTTTGGTCAACATTTGTTGCAACTATTTGTTGGTCAAAACTATTTTTTGTTGTTATAGTAGCTTTAACACCTATATTGATTACATAAGCATTTTTAATGTTTACAGCATCGGTTACTGGTCTAAATCTTGTTAAATAGGTTTTTAAATTTTCTTTTACTGCATCATTTACATTTACAAGATGTCTGTCTGTATTTAATCCTAAAATGTATAGATTTAGTGCTAATGGATTTGGTTGAGTTTGTTGTTGGTCATCTACTATTGAATCTTGTGTAATATAAGCTTTTGCAATGTTACCATATTTATCAGGTAATGCATAAGTTCTAACAATGTAATCATCTTTAGTTACAGCACGATTTTGTGCTTGGAAATAAGCTTTAATGTTTTCTCTTAATTCTTCAACACTTTCTGCTCCCATACCACCACTTGATGCTTCAATATTAGAAGCTCTTACTGATGTTTTAGAAAAATTAACAACTGATGGTGTTAGGTTTGTTTCATCTATTTCAAATGTAATACCGGTAATCTTATTAACTCTACCAGCCGCTACATTATCTTGTGCTCCACCACCATATTGATAGTTAATTGTCAATGATGTATTAGAAGGAGCTTGTCCATAAGTTTTTGTTTTTAAAAAATTACTTGGGTCAAATGTTTCATATAGTTTTGAAGGTGAACCAGGTAGATTAGAACCAACATTATCTGGATTTGGAATAATTTCTTCATCAGCGTTATCTGAAATACCTGCTCCAAATCTTAGTTCTGTTTTTCCATCTGGTCTTCTAAATGTTGTAAATCTTTTTGAAACTCTTTTTAACCTTAATATGTAAGGAACTTCTGATGAGTATTGTGATAATGCTGGGTCATTATTTGAATTGTTTTCTATTTCATCAAATATAGTATCTTGAGCTAACGAATCAACTTCATACCATTTATTTCCGTCTGAATCTGTGCAACTTATAATATCTATTACATTTGAATTTGATAATAGAACTTTATCATATTTTTTAGCTCCACCAAAACTAAAATCTTCATCAATTACATTACCACTTTGTGCTCTTACTTCTTTTCTAATATACCAATAAGTTGGTGTGTCTGTTGTAGACTCTCTTTCAAATATTTCTGCTTCTCTTGGTGACCTAGATGATTCATATCTCATATCACAATCTTCAATAGTTCTAAACACTACTCCGTCTGCAGTTTCTACTCTTGTTCCGGCTTTAATGTTTAATGCATAATTAAAATCTGGTGCTGCATTATTACCTTCACCAGTGTTTGGAACTAATTGGAAAAATTCTAATTTAGTTGAAGAAGGTGCAGACAATCTTGGTTTATAACCAAATGATTGAGCCATTGCATAAAGTGTTCTTAATTCTTCTGAATATCCTAATAAAGATTCTTTAAATTGTGAGTCAACATAATAAGACATAACATCACCAACATAAGATGCCATTTCAATAAACATCATACCAGGTGATGACTCGTTAAAGTCTTGGTAAGTGTTTGGAAAATATTGTTTAGAAAACTCAATCAAATTATTTCTAAATTGAGAAAAGTCTTTATTCAAATATCTTACTTCTTTATTTTTCTTTTTACTTGTTAATTCGTATCCCATTGTTTACTCCTAATAACCAACACTTGTTGATTCTGAATCTCCTTCAAAGTTTAAAGTAATGCTTTCAAATCTATCTGGTTCATAGTTCAATGCAAAATCAATACTAACATTAGTTGTATTAGGGTCTTCATCTGATTGAATTATGTTTACATTAGAAATATTAATGTAAGGTAACCAAGTAGATATAGCATCTTGTATCTCTGATTGTATTCTTGATGATAAATCTTCTGTATATTGTTCAAATAATAATTCTCTTAAACGAGAACCGAAGTCAGGTTGCATTACTCGTTCACCTTTAGCAGTCAATAAAAGGTTTTTTATATTAGAACCAGCTTGTTCTAATGTTGTTTGTGTTCTACCAAACAAACCTGATTTATCTCTGTTGAAGGGAAGTTTTAAACCAATGAAAATATCTGGGTTTAAATCATTTTCTCTTGCACTTGCCATTATTTACCTTTTTTCTTATCAATAGCTTTTATTAAACCAGTATAGTCTCTTGTCAAAGCATTCTTTAAGTGCTCTGGGGCTGTGTCTGGATTCATACCGGCACTTTGTAAAGTGCTTGCGGCCGCTACTTCTCGTTTAACTTCTTTATTCCCTAAACCACCGCCGTATCCTAACATCTCAGTCATGCGACTTGAATCAAAAGTTCCTCCGCCTAATGTTGGATATTCTTCTTTTTGTTGAGCAGTTTCGTTTAGAATTTTATTAAGAACCGAGTTGTCTGTAAACTTTTGTTCTTTAACTTTTTTCTTCTTAACTACTGGGGTTTCTTTGGGAATATTTGTTTCACTAATAAGTATATCGGTTATCTGTTTTTTAACCTCTTGTTTAACAACTTCTTTTATTAATGATACTAATTTATTCGATTTCATTTTCACTCCTACTTTTTCTGTTCTATCGTTACGATATCTTTATTTAAAAAATCTAATGTTACAAAACTTCTAAATACATCTGTTAATTCAAGACCCAATCTTGCTATTCTAACCGGGTCTGTTGGTGGTGTAGAAGCTAGTTCTGTTTGTAATCTATTAACTTTGTCTTGAAGTTTTGTAAATTCTTGTCCGTTCATTGTAAATGATGTGTTTCTAACAGCGTTAATTGTTTTCTCTACATTTTTTCTAGCATCTTTTACTGAATCAGTTAAATTTTTAATCTGTTGAACTTGTCTGTTATATTCTTCTATACCAATATTTGCAGTATCTTTTAAAACTTGAACTTCTGCTTCAATAATATCTGTTACTTCTTTAACTGCTTTTGTTTTTAATTCTTCTACAAATTGTTCTGTTTCACCAGTTACTACTTGTCCACCCGCGTTATGTTTGATTTCTGTGCTTCCACCAACGACTTCTGTTAAATCTCCACTTTGTAATTTTAGTGTATTTCTTGCATTTATCACAATATCATCTGCGTTTAAAACAATTTTAGCACCAGTTACAATAGTTGATGGAAAAGCTTTATTTGGATTATCAATTTTAACAGTACCTCCGTCTTGTATAAATATAGAAGCTTTAGATTTATTGATATCATTTGAATCATCTCCCGCAACTAGTTTAATTGAAGAACCAACTTCATTTTGTTTACCTAATGTAATATGATTATTAAACCTACCTTCAATCACCACATCACCAGGTTCTGATTCAATAGGATTTCTATATTGTAAGTCTGTTGTTATTTGTGGTTGTGCTGGTAGATTAACTTTTTGGTTTGATGATATTCCTGCTTGAATATTGTTGTTTGGGTTATTATTCCAATTCAACACATTGGTATAATATGTTCTACCTAAAAAGTTTGAACACACAACAACCTCTCCAATAACAGGATAGTTTTTAATATGTGAGTCCATTGGTAAAACAAAACCATTACCACCATTATCAAGAACTGCTTGATTTGAATCATTTATAAATCTACCACGAACAGCTCCGTAGTATTTATAATCTAGTGCTCCTTGACCCTCAAATAACTTTTTATCTAATAAAACTTCTTGAACTTCAAATGGTTCTAATTCGTAAAAATCATATTGGTTTTCGCGTATTAAAGATGTAACCTCACCTTTAATTTTATTAATAAGTGGGCCTCCAATTCGTGTGTTTGATTTGTTTTTAAAAACTCGGTATGGCATTTTATTGTTTAGATTCTATATCTTTTCTAATTTTATCAGATGTTTCTTGTAAATCTTGTGTATCGTGTTCCAGTATAGTATTCATTATTTCTTGTTTTTCCATTTCAGATAAACCAAACTCACTTTCAGATTCACCTTTGCTTTCAGCTGTGATAATCTTCTGAACGATACCAGCTAGTTTTACTAGTAATTCATCATTACGAACATTGATTTCTAAATACTCTTTAATCATTGGAACTATTTGAACAGCTGTATCTCCGTCTTTAATCATAGAAGTAATGTTCTTAGTTAAGACATCTAATTGTTTTCTGTTGTAGTTTTGATTTTCGTAAATATCTTGAAACAATGAGGATAATGATTTTCCTTTGAATATTTCATAATCGTTTGACATAATATAATCCTTTAATTATAAATATATGAAAACAAAAAAAGGGAACAAAATAAATTAATACTTTGCTCCCTTTTCAGTTTAAGTAATATGTAGGAAATATTACTTATCATTTCGCGTTCCTACTTACGAATTAGACCTAATAATATCACTAATGTGATGAAACCAGCAAAACCGCTTTCACCAAACATATTAACAAGTGACATTAAATTAGCTATAACATCCAACCCAAATAATCCGCCTTGGAATATAATTCCTGCAACGGCACCTAGGCCAATAAGAGAGATGAGAACTGACATTAAGTCGTCTACATATCCCTTGATTAATTTAATGATGTCTTTCATAGTTTGTTTCCTCCGTATTGTGAACAAATATACCCTGCCTAAACAGGGTAATCCTAAATAACTATCTATATTTATTAGTTATGAATAACAAAAGACCCGGTGGTCTTTGTGTCAATGAATCCATTTACTTGAAATTCTTTGTAAATGCCTTTCTGATACCTCTTCATTACATTGATAACTCGTGTAATGTGTTGTGTGTTTGATTGTGTCATTTCTCTGATTAAGATGTATAGAGCTTTTTTATTAAACAATTCTATGTTACCTTTGATTCTAAAAATATGTAATACTGCATCAGCAACTCTTACATCTTTTTGTCGTCTAAATATTACATTCATATTGTTATCCCAATACTCTAACATCTGTTGAACAAACTCGTTGAACTCTTGGTTTGTATTTTTTTGAGAAATCTCTGTTTGAATACTTCTATCCCAATCCATAACATCAATCTTGTCGTGTGTTTTCATTTTTTTATAATTGTTGTTGTTATGTAGGATTAAATAATTTTTAGCCACGATACTAAAATATGAAAATGCTTTTCCTTTACCTGATGTAAACTTATGCATATTCATAACTAAAAAACTTACTACTTCGTTTTTAACTTCTTCTGATGAAACATCAAAATAATAAAATTTAAATGTATGAATTATATTTTCACACAACTTGTCAAAAGCATCTCTTATATGGTCGTTGTATATTCTATTTCTCATAGCTGGTCTTTCTTCGTTATTATAACGAATAATTGCTTTTTCTGTTACATCTGTAAAGTAATAATTTTTTCTCTTACGGCCCATTTAATTCTCCTCATTAATTTCTGTTAATTCCTCAAGTGATTGAACTTCCTCTTTTAATTGTTCAAATACTTGACCCACCTCATCATCAACTTCAAAGTATCCTTTGTAATCAATCTTTCTAATATTTGTATTTACTTCATTAATCTTATCAATATAATCTTCAACCCAATCTTCAAGTTGTTCTTGTTTAACCAATAAGTTATAAACTGCGTAACTTAACGCTAATGAAAGTATTACAAAAATTCCTAATGTTATTTCTAATATCATTTTTTATCTCCAAATAATTCATCAAACAAGTCGTTAGATATTTTACCAGGTTTATCTTGTAGTTCTGATGGTTTATCTTCACTACCTAAAACTTCTTTAATGTTTTTTATTTTTTCAAATGTTTCTGTTTCTTCTTTTTCAATTGATTGTTTTGTTAGACGACCTTCTATCTGAGCAGCCATCATATCAGCTTGATGTAGAATATATTGTATTGTAGAACGAAGTTGAAACTCTGATTTATAAGCTACTAAATAACTTTTATTTGCTTCTTCATACATTCCATCTGTTAATCTAATACCGATAAATTCTTTTTTACTAATCGGTATATTATAATATTGTAACAAATAAAATGCTCTATCCGTAACTGACATATATTCACACTTTGGATTGTGTGTAAATATTTCCCCCATATTCTTTCTTCTCCACTCGTTGTCTTGTGGAATATAATAATCATTTTCTAAATCACCAACTTTACCTAAGTCGTGGTGTAAGGCTGAAAATACTAATTCTTCATCTGTAAAATCTATTTTACAATTACTCTGTTCCCACAACTCTTTCACTTTTAATGAAAAATCTACCACTCTTAATATATGGTCTACATAACCACCTAACATTGCGTTATGATAATGTTCTTTAGCACTTGCGGGAGCCATCATAAATCTATCTTTCATATCGTCATACATCTTTAATACTTTTTCTTTTCTATCTCCAGTAATGTGAAGTTGAATTGTATTGATTAATGAATCATAATTCTGTTGTATTTGTTCTGCTGTAAGTTCTCTCATTTTACCACCATTGGTTTTCTTTGTCATTAAAAGTCGGGTCTTTTAATGAATGTTCTAATTTTTTACCATTTTCCCCGACACCACCTGCGTCATCAACTATCTTTTGTATTTCATCTCGTCTTTCATCAGGTATCCATAGTCTTGTAAATTCTTTTGTAGGGTCATCTAATACACCTTTACTCATACACCACAATCTAATCTTTTCCCAAGAGTTGCTTAAAAATAAATTTGGGTGTGAGTTATGAAGTAAATTTTTCTTGTATCCGTTTCCTTGTAGAATGTGATACAACCACTCTACACCAGATTTTGTGTTCTTAACTTGTTTCTTTTTACTATCTAGTGCACTAATTAAATCACCAATTAGATTTTCTTCAAATTGTTTATCGTGTTCTGGTAAATCCCAATCTAATGTTTGTCCAACTGATACATTGTCTAACAATTCTTTAAATGATTTTTTATCTTTAAAATATAAAGGATAATCTTTACCTAATACATGCTCGTGCGTATCGTGTTTAAAAGTTAAACTTGGTCTACCAACTTTAATAGCATCTTGGACTGATAAATTCCAAGTCATATAATCATCTACAAAACATAAACTTGCAAAACATTTGTCTAATAGATAACGATAGTTTCCGCCACTTGGTAAGTTCTTAACCATCATCCAATCTGGTGCTGGTGCACCTGCTTTAGGTTTTTTAGCTTCATCATCAGTTACCCAAACTAACCATTCATCTCTGTCCAAGTCTTCTGTAAACTTAATTAATTTTTTTATACCGGTTGTGTTGTTCCACCTATGGTTAAATACTAAAATCTTTTTATCCGGTAATGGAAATGGTTCTGGGTCAGGTAGATTACCAACTCCTAATGGAAAGTAATTTATTTTTTCTTTCATTACTTCTTCATCAACACCTTTTGATGTATGACTATTTTTATCCCAATTAGATTTCATATAATCTAAACTAACAGGACAATGG